TAAGGCAGGAGGACACAGGGTGTCATGAGGGCCTTGAAGTGTCCCTAAAGATTCCCCTTGACACGACCCCAAAGGTCCCCCATAATGGCCCCACAGCAGCCAACCATGAGGTAACCACTATGATCCCACCATGATCCCCTTAAAGGAACCCTGAAGGCTCTCTGAGCCAGTCCCTCGAAGATGACCGAATGATCCCTTAGGGGTGCCCCATGGGCCTTAGGGCCTTGAAGAGGGGCCACGGGGGTACTCGGCGGGTTAGTCTATGAGAGGTCCCTTGAGGAAAATTTATGGTATATTCTTGAAGGGACCCTTGAAGGGACCTTGATGGTGCGCATCCTAAAGGATACTTGATGACCCTGTAAAGGTCCCTTGAAGAATATCCTTGAAGGATTGATCATGAAGGGTATGCTGCTAAGCAGACCCGGAATGATCCTGTACGGGGCGTTAGCCGATGCAGCCAGCGAAGGCACACACGAAGGTCTCGACCCCAGCCATGATAGCTTCCCCATTAGCAACGCCAAGGGCAACCAGCAAGACAGCGAGGAACCGATAGGTCGCACGATGCTTCAGGAGGCTGACCAGTACGGCCACGAAGGTAGCAGTAGCTTTCTTGGTCATAGGTCTCTCCTTTGTGTAGGGTGTTGCTTATCAGCAATAAACACCACCAATGAGTAGAAGGTGAAGGGTCCTCAGATACCTATGATTCTCAAGTTCTCAGAACGTGCTGAGGTAACCTTTAAGTAAGATCTTTAAGTATCATATAGGACCCCCCCATCCCTCTATAGGTGAGGGTTTTTAAATCTTCGTCGAACGTGCTGCTAACGTGCAAAGTACCTACCAGCCCATGAAGTTTCCTTCAGTGCCGTCATCGTCGTCCCATTGGATAGACACACCGTCACCGAGGGAGATTTCACGGGCCTGCTCGAAGCCAACCATGTGGTTCTCAAGGTGATCCTCAAGGAAACCAGCCAGCATTTCGTCAGCACCCTTCTCGCTGTCCTTCTCCATGGAGTCAGTAAAGAACTGCACACCAATGGCAAGAGCATCGAGACGGTCATCATGGCCCAGTGAGCCACGTTCCTTGGTCAGTCGGGTCAACTGGTGGAAGCCACTGTAGACCACATCGGTCGTACCGTCAGCGTTCAGAGCGGTCCGGTAGTCGGCCTCAATGACAGCTTCGTGGACGATCAGCTTGTGGCTGCCCAGTACAGGCTCCAGCACATCGCAGATACGCATTTCTTTCTGACCCTTGGACTTCACCTCAGTGACAGCGCAACGGTGGATACGGGTCATCACAGGGCTGAACAGCTTGGTGTACATACCGTCACCGAAGTTGCCCTCGATCACCACCTCGTTCACCTTGTGCTTCTTGCCGACCTTCGCCAGAGCTTCGAGAGTTGTGTCCTCGTAGCCACCACGGAAGCCGCCCCACTCCATCAGGAAGATGTAGCCGTTCAATTGGTACAGCACGCAGTAGCCAGTCTCGTCCTTGCCTCGGCCACTTGGGTCGATCACGAGGATCTTCTGGTCATACTTCGCGGTCGTTGTGCCACACGCTTCATAGCGATGGAACCGATCACCCTTAAGGCCCACCAGAGGGAGCCCCTTGGCTTCGTTACGGTCGTTCGGGAGCCACTGCCAAGTAGTCGGTGCGGACTCCATGTCGAGGGCCGCTACGATCCAATCACGCAGCTTCAACGGGTACTTCTCGATGTCGCTAAGGTTCGGGTTGAGCATGAACTGTAGAGCGAAGCCACCCTTGCCATATGAGAGTTCTCGCTCACGCAAGTCTTCATCATCGAATCGAACAGGGTCTGTAGGCTTCCAGAACAGCTTCTCGTCGTCTTCCAGCTCTTTGAGCATGGTAGGGTCCAGACGCGACCGCTTGCCCTTGGCGTGCCAGTAGGACTCAAGGTCAGCCACATCCCGAGGGTATCGTGCAGGCCAGATCGTCGTCGAGTAGCCACGGTCCTCAAGTTCCCGGTAAAGGGTCATTTCGGTCTGTGGGGTTCCCAAGTAGATGATCGTGCCGTCAGGCTTCAGGATCGCATCGAACTCCTTTACCAGCTCGCCAAGGTGATCCCTTGCGGACTGTGTGCCAGAGTTACCGGGAACCTCAACGTCATCCGCAATGAGGATGTCAGCACGGCTACCAGTCATACCGCCAGTAACACCCACGGACTTCACCGAGGGGCTGTGGTCAGGACGCGCAGGACCCACGTCAAAGGACAGGGAGCTATCACGTTGACCAGCCCGAGGCTTCAGCTCGTGAAGGAACGGTAGGAGGTCGATGATGCGCTTGATGAAGACGCTGTTGGCGTCAGCACGGTCCTTGTTCGCAGACACGATCATGATCTTCAGGTCAGGGTTGTTCCACAACTTCCATACCACGAAGGCACAGGTGATGAAGGACTTCCCGATACCCCGAAAGGCTTGAAGGATGAAGCGTCGCGAGTCACCAGCAGCCAACTTCTTGGACATGCTGATCTGTTGCTTAGTAGGGACAGGGAGGTTAAGTGCAGCCCACAAGACGAACAGGAAGGCCACGAAGGACCCCTTAAGCATCTTGATGTGCTTGGAGTCTACCTTGGGTTCTCTCATTGGGTCACCTCCTTCAGGGACTCTTGCAGGGCCTTAACGTGGCGGTCTGCGTCCTGAGTTATTCCGATAAGAGCTTCAGCAGTCTCTCGGTGTAGTTCGGCTCGACCATCAGACTTGCCTCGATTGTAGCCTTGGACGGCTTCGACGGTGGCGTCGGCGAGTTTGACGCGCAGCCGTACATCAGACTGAGTAAGCCGATCAACAGTGCCTGAGGCAATGCTTTTAGACCGCGCCTGATCTTCAGCCCACGCTTTGGCTGTTTCGTTGAGTTTTGCTTGGATGTCATCGCGTTCTCCTTGAATTCTGATAATCTCGCTGGCCTGTTCCCCAGCACATTTTAACGTAGCGTCGTGTTTACCGTCCTTCAGACCCATAAAGTAGATCGAAAGGACGGCCCCGAGAACCAACAGGAACTTAAGGGCCGCTTGTTGCATCAGTGACGCTGCGTCGAGTCGAGGTCTTCGAGTTCCATCTTCTGGAAAGCATCGAGGGCCGCTTGCAGTTCACCGAGGTCACCCTCTTCGACCATCAGGCTGGAGAGCTTGAAGTTGTGTCGATCAAGGAAACGGTTTACTGCGCTGTACAACTGAGGGGTCCGTACTGCGTCATCACGAAGGTCGATCAGGAGCTGTCGCGCCATTTCGGTATCAATGAGTTCCAGCAGGACCTCCAAGGCATTACGTTTAGCCATTAGGGTTCTCCTTGTCTTTGCGGCGTTCTTCACGCACGGTTTTCCAAATGACCAAGAACATCTGCACGAGGGTGTAGACGATGGTCACGATATAGAACAGCTCGTTTAGGGACAGTCCCTTTAACGTGGCAATAGTGTCAGCGCCAATTGCGCCGACGATAGGGATCGCCTTAACGACCCCCTCGTTGGTATCCATGGGACCTCCTTAATTTGCTTCGTCGTCACACATGGTGACTTCAGTGATTGGTTGAACAACACCGGCGTCGATCATTGTTGCCCGACCGTCGGCATAGAACCGGACTGTCCAGTGCCCACCACCTGAAGAGATAACGATTGCTGCACCGTCTTCGATAGGTATCTGCACTGAGATACACATGCGTGGAAGGGACCCGTAAGAACTCCACACATGGATATGCCTCCCAAGTCGCCCAGCACCGATATTGATCGTCTGGCCGAGGGACCAGCTACCAGCCCACAGGGATACCTGAGCGGATGGCGTAACCTTCACATTTCGGAATCCTCCGTTGTGGGTCCCGTACTTCAGGCGAGAGTCCGAGGACATCACCAGCTTGCGGATATTGTAACCTCCGTAGTGGAATGACAAGCCCGGAGCGAACACAATGTCGCCACCAGTCTTCGTACTCAGCTCAGCAGCCTCACGCAGCTCGATAGAGGCGCTGTAGTTCTGATCGGTTGGCTGAAGGGTCCACGGGTTGTTAGCCGCAAACATCTTCGTGGCCGAGTGAGTGCCGTTATGCTTCACAAGGTACAACGCAGGGTTCAGGTTCCCGTTGGTGTAAATCTGGTGGTCCCCGATGTAGGCTACACCCTTTTGAGACTTCACGATCAGGCTGTTCGAGCCACTACCAGTCTGCGTAACGATCTCGCCAGCAGCACCAGTGGAGTAGATGATCCCCTTGCTCGCACCGGACTTCGAGTAGAACCAGAAGTGTGCGTTACCTTCAGGGCCCGTAGAGTCGGACGTAGCGTAGACCCCGACGACACTACCACGGCTGATCAGGTTCCCGTAGGACTCCACATTGCCATGGGTCGTCACGGACTTAGCAAGCAGACCATACGAGGACTTAAAGCTGACCAGACCGGTTCCGTGGTTGATCCCACCCAGAGTGGACATGAAGTCATTCGCGTTGCCCAGCTTCCCGGCCTCAACTGCTGCACGGTCAGCTTCACTCTTGGAGCGGTTAGCGTCTTGGAAGGACTGTGCGGCGCTGTCAGCGGACTTACGGGAGTAGTGGTAGGACGAGTATTTATTCCCCTGTGCCGGTACGTTCTCCGGGTGAGCCGCCCAAATGGCAGCCTCATTCGCTGACTGAGCAGAGTTACCCGCGTGTCGAGACGACTCATTGGCAAACTGAGTGGACCTGTTGGCGTCCCCGTAGGATCGCACGGCAGCATCTTGGGCCTTCGTGTTAGCGTCAGCAGCGGCAGCCGCTTGGGAACCAGCACGGTTCGCGTCTTGGAAGGACTGCGCGGCACTGTTCGCCGAGGCGTTGGCCTGTTGCTCAGCTCGGTTGGCTTGGTTCAGTGCAGAAGCACTCCACGCCTTTTCTTGCCGAAGGGTCACCGCATCACCATCTGACGTGGCATCAGCCAAGTTGACGATCTTACGACCACGAGCGTCAAGGTCACCGTCATTGTTCACACCGATGGTATCGGATGCAACGTCACGGCCTTCCTCGGCGATGTGGAGTGATTGAACCTGAGAGGTGTTCAGGTCGTAGGCTCGAAGGATCGAACCGTCACTGAAGTCCACCAGACGTTCTGTCGCAGAGGTATAGCGCCGAATCTCGATACGCTCATAGCCATCAGCAGGTCCCCAGTTTTTGGTCAGGGTGATGATGGTACGAAGCGTGAACCGATAGTCGATGTTGAGGGTCAGTAGTTTCCGATCCGTACCAATGAGCGTGACCTGCACGAACTTCCGCGCAAGGTACTCAAAAGGGATCGTGAAGTCTCGATTCGTACCGTTGAGCGGATACGTGAGGACTGTCTTTGGAGCGAGTGCCATAGAGGTCTCCTTATGAAAGTGGGAGCTGTGCAAGCCTCCCGGTATAGGTGAGTGGTTTTATCGTGCCTCAATGCCCTGCTCTTCCATGATCTTCATCAGGAGGAACTGCGAGGCCGGGTCGTTAGGTATGATCCCCCGGAGCCCGTTGTAGAGACCGGTCATGTACTCCTGATCCTGACGGCGACCGTTAGATCCCGCCAAGCCAGCCAGAGAGTTCCCAGCCGTACCAGCAGCCAGAACCCACGAAGCGCCTGGTACTTGGTCCAGAACGCCAGACATAAAGTCCTGCACACGGTCATCCTTAGAGGCGCCGTACTTGATCGCACCTTGATCCTTCTCAGCCTTAGGCCGTGGAGTGATCGAGGTACGAACCATGCGAGCCTGATCGTAACCCAGCGGAGCCATGACCATGTTAGCGAGACCAAAAGGGGCACCCAAGTGGGAGCTACGGGACAGCGCGGCGTAGCCCAGCATGGTTGGGTTGAGCGCGTCCTTAAGGTACTTCTCGCGATCCTTATCGGGCATCCCCACGGAGCGTGAGTACACCGTTGCAGCGTACATTGCACCAGCCATACCAGTCGCGATGATCGCCTGCATCACTGTGTCAGCCACTCGACCGTTCTTGGTTACGTCATGGTACATGCGGATAGTACGGGCGTTCATCGAGCGCATGTTGAAGAGCTTGAACTGCATCGCCAGCTTGATACCCGCACCGTGAGCCACAGTGTCCTGAGAGGACAGCTTATGTGGGCGCAGGATGGTCTCGTCAGCGATCTTGTCGCCGAGGCGCCAGATGTCCATCGACCGGGGGTCTGATCTGAAAAGCTCAGGATTCACGATCTCCAGCTTACCGTTGCGGACCGCTGTGGCTTCACGCACCAGATCCTGCATACCCACGAATTGCTCAGGGGTCAGGGACATTGATTTCAGCCGTTGCTGGTCGAACAGCTTCTTACCCATCTTGGTTGGGGAACCATGAGCGAAGTCTACCAGTTCCCGAAGGACGCCTTGACGGCCAACGTCTGCGATGTAGTTGGAGGACTCGGTGAGGAACTTCGTCATAGGCCAGCGAGCCGAAGCCTCTTGGGTCATGTACTTCAGAGTTCCCACAGCCTTGGCGACCATTGGGGAAGCATCAGCGTTGTCACGGAGACGCATGATGATGTCTCCACGCTTTGGACGGATCAGGTTATCCAGCTCCCGACCGAACACCAGACCGTGCATGTCGTCGAGGAACTTAGGTGTCGCCTTGGAACCCATCGTTGCGATCTCCTTGAAGAAGGGAACACCCTTCAGCAGCATCCGCGTGTGGCCCTTGGTGATAAGACCAGCAGTCTCAGCGATCCCTTGGATACCCATATAGGCGTTCTTTGCGAGGAACGACATATCACTCAGGGAGCGAGCAAGCGTAGCGAAGACACCATCCGGGTCTCGGCGGGCACGACCAGTCAGGATCTTCAGGCCATCTTGAAGCGCCTTGTATTCCTTCTTGTTCTCCATGCCAACACCAAGGGCCGTGATGCGATCCTTAAGGGCCTTAGTGGATTCCCCAGTGGCACCCATGATCCCGATGTCACCATTCACACGGCGGTCATACGAAGGCATTATGGATTGTATATCGTAGCTGCGCAGATCGTTCAGGCTAAAGGTCTCGCCATTCGGAAGTGTGATCTCGCCATCGGATTCAAATAGGTGACGACCTTCGAGGAAGTTGTTGTTCTCAGCACCGACCAATCCAGTAATCTGATCGTCTACCAAATGGCTCCGGTTGAAGTCCTGAGTGTGGCTGATACCGTATGCCTTGTTACGGGCGTACTCTTCAACCGCGTCAGCAAGTTGGCGCGGGGTCAGCTTCTTACCCGGATTGGCTTCAGCGATCATCGCATCTACCCGCGCCTTGACGTGTGGCCTCCCATAAGTCGTCAGCATGGATTGCGCGATTGCCTGCTGGAATGCCTCCTTGTCACCGAGCAACGCCTTCAATACCAAGTTCTTGGCAGCGTCATCATAGACGTGTGGAAAGTAGAAGCCCTCATGACGGGAACCGCTAAGGACCGAAGTGGCCCGTGGGTTACCGAACTGTGCAGGGTTCTGAAGCATGTCCATCTTGCCCGTTAAGTGCCCGTTAAGGTGATCCGCCAGTACCCTCTCAGCGGAGGTAAGGTTCTTCATTGCGGAACCACTACGGTCCTCAAGGGCGTTAACAACGCGACGGCCCAGTTCATCGAAGTGCGCTTGACGGCCACCGGGCATGTTCGCATAACGAACGTCCTTAATGGCTTCGTGCATCGCATCGACGACCTTGTTGTATGTCACATGGTCTTGCCCGCTTATACGTTCAACGATGTCAGACGCTACTGCTCCAAACTTGCCATGGGAACCAGACGCGGTGCCTGTGGTGGATCGGAACAACTGCGCACCAATACCACGGATCTCTTCGTTGGACGAACGGTTCAGCGTATAGCCGATCTCCGTAAAGCCACCCATTGAGACACCCTGTGCTGCACGTTCAGCATCCCGGAAGGACTGAATGGTCAGAGGGTTCAGAGGGTTACCGTCAGACAGGATGGAGCCGTCCTTCAGGCGAACCGCACCGGGCTCATTAGGGACCCTCACAAAGTCGATACCGAGAAGGTTCTCGACCTGCTCATGTGCCTGCCAGTGCATCTTGGTTGGGTCCTCGAAGCCGCCCTGACGGGCTGTCTCACGGGCTTCCAAACGGACACTCGGACCGTGGAACTCGTTAGGCAAAGCAGCTTCACCATAACGGGCCAGAACGGATTCCAGATCGCCATCCCACATGTCCAACCGTTGAGGCGGAACTGCACGGGCTGCGATACGATCCACAAGGGCAGTCAGGCCCCCACCAATGAGCGCACCACCGACCAGAGCGGTCCCGTAATGGGCCTCGATACCAGTGGACGCCTCACGGAGACCTTCAGATGCCATAGAGGCCATACCGGCACCCGCTGCACCTTGGACAACCTTGGAGAACAGCTTGGTCCCCGTAACGCCCGGAAGGGGCATGTAGGTGAACGGATCAGCACCAGCACCGATGAACCCAGCGAGGACCTGAGCGGAACCAGACTGGGCACGAGCCTGAGCCTGATACTTCTGGTTCTCAAGGGCCATCTTAATGGCGCTGTCGAGCTTCGCCTTGTCGCCACGGGTCTGATCGAACAGGAAGCCGTAGAACTGGGGGTTAACCCCGGCCTTGCGGATCTTGTCGAAGTCCTCGTCGCCCCAAGCGGAAGTGTCATGGGTCTCGTAACCTTCCATCGGGTCGAAAGTTTCCATGGTGACGTTGCGGAACAACTGGCCCAAGGTAGAGGTAGCCAGCTCAGCTTCAACAGCCTTGCCAGTTCCCTCGAACCAACCCTTAGGGGCTGCCTTGGTGATGTCCTCGAACTCAGCAAACGTCTGACGTGTAGGAGCCACATCGGCACCCTTTACGCCCATGTTGCCCAGTTTAGGTGTAGCGCCCCGCTGCGTCTTCAAGCTACTGAACACGCCGTCAGTAGCCTTATCAAATGACACAGCGTCAGACTTTGGGGTGATGCCCGGATTGGTCACACCGTGGCCGGACAGCAGGGTTTTGAATGGACTGTCGCCCGCCACATCCTGAAGGTTGGTCATGTACTTGCGGCCTTCCGGGGAAATGTTCTCCAGCTTGCCTTCCCTCAGTGCAGCGATCTGAGGGCGACCGAGACGGCCACCACCTTGGTTGTACAGAAGGGCAGCTTCAAGGTAGTCCCCGTTGGACGCCGTTAGGTTGTCCTTCAGGTGACGTGCAGCAGCGTCGATGGACTTCTCAGGATCGAAAAAGTCCTCTTCGGTTTCCAGACCGTAAGCCTTGCCGGTCGCAGTGGTGAACTGGCCGAGCCCACGAGGTCCCGTTGGGGACTTCGCTTTGGGATTGAAACGGGACTCCATGAACAACTGCTTGTGCAGGAAGTCATAGGAAACTCCATGGGCCTCAGCGGCCCGCTGGATGGATACGTCATAGGGCGAGCCCTTGGACTTAGCTTGTGCATACTCTTCTTCAAAGGTCATAGGTCACTCCTGATTGATTGATTATAGACCCCCACGCATGTAGCGGTCGTATTGCTTTTGTGTGCGCTTCACGTCAGCTTCGGCCTTGGCCTGCTTAGCATGTGCTGCACGAGCATCGTAGTCAGCAGCCATGTTCTGGAACTGCTCACGGCTCATGGTCACGCGGGCACCCGTCATGTTCTGAATGATGATCGAACCGTTCTTCGACACCACGGACATCCCAGAGGCACCCCATACGGAATCCTTCTGCAACTGCTTCATGAAGTCGTCGATGATCTGCTTGCCCTGTTCCCATGACTCGGACCGGTTAGGGTTGGTCATAAGGTCCTTCTTAGAGAGCATCCCGTGGAACGCCTTATTCTCGGTGAACGACACCATGTTCTTCTGAAGGAACTCAGTGACCGCCTTAGAGGCAGCCGAGCTGTCACCCGTCATGGTGCTATAAGCATCGAACACGGAACGAGCCATGGTCTCCATGTCAGCCGGGATGTACTTGAGGACATCTGCTGTGGACGCGTCTTTCTTGATGGCCGCCCATTGCTCTTCACGGTAGCGTCGTTCCTCTTCGGTCTTCGGCTTGTTCCGTTGAGCGTCCACAAGGATCTGAGGCTCCAGCCCGTTAAGGCCCATGAACTTCAGGGTCTCCATCATGCCTGCCTGCTCAGGGTAGAGCTGGGCCATCGTTCCGGGGTCCTGTTGGTAGATCCGCTGGAGTTCCTTAAGGCGTGGCATGTCCTTCGCTTCGCCACTGATAAGGGCAGCTTGCCACTCACGTTGTGCATCCTGTGTGAGCGTCTGGAAGGCAGCTTGGAATGGACCCTTGGCATAGTCAGCACGCAGTAGGGCCAACTTCTTGGCGTCCTTCTGGTCCTGTGGGATTCCCATCTGGTCGATCTGATTGAGCGCCGAGTGAGCATAGGTCGCCATGTCGGAGTCCTTGTACTCGCCCGTGTTCTCGTCCACCGGTAGGAACTTGGGATCAACGCTGAGCGTCTTCCCAGCCATCCGCTGGGTGTAGGCTTCGTGGATAGCAAGCTGGCGGTTATCCGCCTGTGCCCGCTTCTCAAGGTCTGCCTGACCGCTGGCCGAGGAACGCTTAACGGCTTCGATCATCTGAGCCTTCGCCTTAATCAGAGCGGCACGCTGAGGGGTCATCCGCTCGTCCTTCTGCACCCAGTCGTTTTCCTGCTCCAGCTTATTGAGCATCTGCCAGCCGACCGCAGGGTCAGCCTGAGCCATCGCATTGGCGATACCCAACTGGAACGTCTCGGTCCGCTCGGCGTTGCGCTCATAGGTCGCAGTGTCGGCCTTGGTGATCAAGTCTTGGTAGACCTCAGGTCCGATCAGGTTCTCAACGGAGTGAGAGCCACCCAGCACGTTGATCTTGTGATCCTTAAAGGACCTCAGGAAGTCCGCACCGCCATCCTTAGCTACCGCGTCCTGCACCAGCATGGTCAACGCGTTGGTTGCCTCACGGTCACTTGGGATCTCGCCGGTTTCCAGACCCTTGTTCAGGTAATTCCCAACGATGTACGCACCGTCCTTCGAGCCGAGGAACGTAGGATCATTCATCAGCGGGGTCAGGTCGTTACGCATTTCGATAGAGGACTGAGCCTCAAGGTTCTTCGAGAGGAACTGATTGTGCAGGTCGAACAGGCCAGCGTTACGCTGCGTGATGTCAGTGTCGAAACCACGCTTGTAGTCCACATCCTCAGGGTCGATCCCTGCATCCTTGGCGTAGCTCAGGGCACGGTCGGCAAGGCGTTGCTGTCGGTACTCTTCCATGTCCTTACGGGTTCGGAAGTGCCCTTGTTGGATCTTCTGCTGGATGTCGCTGTCCACCTCGAAGGCAGCGTTACGGCCTGTCTTCTGGCGCAATGCGGTCATCGCGTAGGCATCGTCCTTGTACAACAGGGTGCCATTCTGGATGGCCTCACGGCGTTGCTCAGGGGTCAGCTTGCGGATGATCTCGTTGGAGCGCTCTTCGGCCCGCTGCTTCATCTGAGCATCGTACTGACTGTAGGCGTCACCAGCGGCCCCGACGAAACCACGCATGGCGTCAGCGAGACCTGTGGACCCTTTACGGGCCTCATGGTGTGCAGGACCCACGGACTGAACGGGACCCATCGGTTTCAAGCTGGTGCCTTGGTAGCCCTGAAGGGTACTCATGGATTGTGATAATGGTCCCGGCATGGGTCCTCCTTATGTCTTAGGCGCTGTGGCCGATTTGTATTGACTACCCATGGACGCACCAGCAGATGCCCCCGAGAGGGTTGAGCTGGCGACGTTCAGAGCCTGAGCGATCTTGCTGGTTCCGATAGCAGACTTGCTGCCACGGAGAGCTGCCTTAGTGTTCTCCACGTTGGCGACCTTGTTGTGGAAGATGGTTGCGTAGTCGCGGTCGTAGTTGTCGAGGATCGCCATCTTCTCACGAGAGGCGTCGTTCTCCACGTCACGCTGTACGCGATCCATGGTGTTACCTTCCATCATCGACTCGCCAATCGCTGCACGCATGGTGCCTCGGTTACGGAGAGCGGTGAGGTTGGTCTCTGTCAACTGCGCACGAGCCTCGTCCCACTTGTCGCGGGTCTCAAGGTTCATGTCCGCGTCAGCCCGGTGCATGGCTGTGATCTGCTCGTGCATGTTACTGCGACGTGCGTCTTCCTGAGCGCCCTCGGCTTTCGCCTGTTGCTTGGCGCCCATGGCACCACTGGCAAGGCCAGCAGCGGCACCCACAGCCATCATAATGGATACTGGTTCACACATTTCGGTGACCTCCTATAGCCAGAATTGACGGAAGGGATGGCCTGCTGGGCTGTACTCCTGATAGAACCCATAACGGGCTCCCAAAGCATCCAGCAGGCGACGGTGTTGGTGATTGTGTTCGTACACGAAGTTGCTCAATTGGTCAGCAGGCATGGTGGCCCGACAGACCTCAAGGTGTTCCTTAAGGAGCCGTAGCATTGCCACACGCTCCCTTGGGGTCAGCTCTTCAACCCAACGGGTAGTAATGAACCACAGGCACTCGTTAGAGCCTCCCGTAGCCAGTACACGACCGCTGTGGATGATGGACATCGAGGTGGGACCCAGCGACCGCATAAGGGTTGCCTTAAGGTCTCGACCCTCCTGCATCTTGTTGAACTCTTCACGGTCAGCCAGTGAAACGAACTCAGCGGCTTCCTTTAGGAATTCCGGTGTAGTAGGGACGAGAATCATAAGGGTCTCCTGTATGGGTGAGTGGTTTAAATCCCGTTGGTACGCCGCACGTAGTTACCCTCGAAGCCACAGCCGATCACGTTGAGTGGGTTCGGTGCGTCAGACATTAGGGTCACACGGTGCTTCAAAGCGTTGCCCGTAACGGGGAACTTGTACTGACCGGTGCCAAGGCTCAGCTCACCGAGGCGAACCTCAGAACCGATCCGGCCACCGGCCATGGTGTAGACGTACTGGGCATAGCCGTTGTTCACGTTGACTTCAAAGGACCCGGAGGACTCATAGTTCAACCATGCACGACGAAGCTGCAAGCGACCTGAGTCTTCCGTGGTGACCGACCCATCGTCGGCAGTCTGCTTGATCAGGAACTTCGAGAACTCGTAGAGGAACAGGAACTGCCGACCGATCACGAAGCGACGGCCACGCTGGTCACCCTGAAGGTACAGCCGTGCGTCAGCCGCCCAGCCGCCTGTAGGTGCCTCATGGAGAACACTCACGCCGTCCGTGTCGATGGACCAGAAGCGGGTCGTGTTGTGCGGTGGGGCTCCGTAAAGGTCCAGAAGGTTCAACGACGAGAGGTTCAAGTCTTCATCGTAAACGGTGCAGGTCGTCATCACCTTGGCGTCGATGTAGGTCCGGTAAGGTTCCTCAGGGAAGTCCCGAGTAAACGCTGTGAATTCCACGCGCTCCAGTACGACCCCTTCATGGCGGTCCATCAAGATGTACATGTAGGAACCAATCGAGGCAGCCGCAAGGATGCTAACGTCATCGCCGAACTCCCAGTGGCTCCACGACTGCTGCGCGATGTCCTCGTTTAGATAGAGGAACTTATACACGTACAGGCGGGAAGGGGCACCGTCCGACAACAGGGTCACGTAGTTCTCTGTCCCTGAGCCGTGGATGTTGAACACCCGGTTCTCGATGTAGCTTGGAACGTGCGCAGATACGTCCTCAGCGTTCTTAACGTCCGACACATCCTGCACAGCGTAGTAACGCTTGAGGCTCGTGAAGGCAGCCCGAGGGGCGCTGAAGTACACACCACGTCCGATCCCGAAAGGCCGAGCGGTGTCCTGTACGTCGAACTCTGTGGTCAGGTTCAGCTCAACCGTCTTGGGCGATAGGATGCCTGAAGAGGACAACACGAACTGGGCCTGATCAGACCATAGCAGCAACTGTTCAGAGAACGGTACGGCGTACTTAAGGATCGAGATTCGGTTGTGGGATACGGCCAGATCCAGCGGGTCATCGTCAGACAGGCTCGCCACGCTTGGTGGGAAGAAGCTGAAGTATCGCGCTGATCGGGTCATGATCACGTTCTCCCCGGACAGGAAGCCCAGCCGGTTACGGAAGAAGAACACGTCATTGATCGTACCGTCCACGAAGGAAGGCATCGGATTGGTCTCGTTGTCGCCAGACTTCCGGTCAGCCCAGTCAAGGACCTTCCAATCAAAGTGGCCGTCAGCAGCACGGACCAGACCACGAGGCATCGTCTGAGCATTGAAGCCCGCAATGATCCCCGGCTCAACCGTCTCACGCCACACACGACCCTTGAGGTCATAACGGACCCAGTAGTTGTCGCCTGAGCGTGAGGCTTCACCCGTGACCTCCACGAGGTAGCCATCAGGGGCCTGAGCGGGCAGCTTGTTGAATGACTGAACCTGATAGATAAAGCCGTTGATCAACTGGTCAGCGTAGCCGTCAGCCGTCTTGATTGACTGGATGTCAGCACCTTTAAGGACCAGATAGGCTTCACCCACTTCCGCAGAGATACCGGTCGTGGCTGTTTTCGCGTTGACCTGTTTGGCCAGCTCAGTGAGGATCGCTTGGGCGTCCATTGCAGCAACCATTTCGGCCAGCTTATCCTCAACGGCAACCCCTGAAGGCAACTTGTAGGAAGCCAAGAGGTGACCGTTAGCGGTGACCGAAAGGGTCCGGCCATACTGTCCACCACGGCACGCAATGAGAGCCCTTGAGGTCAGCGAAGGGTAGCCCGGATGTGTCAGGGCGTCTCCCATCTTGACCACTGTGCGGCGGTTCACAACGAAGGTGTAGTCAGCAATGGTGATCAGCCGGAGGTCCCCACGAGGGTCAGGACAGTTGGCATAGCCATCGTATCCACGGACCTGATAGGTCGTCCCTTTGAGGTCCACCACAACGAGACCTGTGCCAGTGAACACCATGTAATACTGCTCGACCGCATCACGGTTCACGAGGTGGACAAGGGGCTTGGAACCCCATGACCCCGTTGCGCCAAAGCGCTTGATGAACTTGGTAGGTGGCCGCTTCTGAAGACCTTGAGTCTCGGAGGACCACCCATTGATTTGTTGCTCGCCCTGATTGGGAAACCGGAGGATGTCCGGCTGTTGACTGATGCCACCCTTCAGGTTCTTTACGGACTGGCTCGCCAGACTCATAGGTCACCTCCTTAGCGGTTGATTTTGCCTTGAACGAATGCGTCACCGTCCAGCATGTTGAAGTCACCGAAGTCCAGCTCGTACTCCATACAGGCTCGGTAGTGTTCGGCCTCTTGCTCAGCAAGGTGACCTTCAATCTCACCAGCACCGAAGAAGAACATGTTGAACCTGCGCGATGCCTTGACCACGATCCAGTTGCGGAAGCACTCAGGCATTTCCGAGTAGTCCTTCAGGCGGATCAGATCGACCACCACAGGACCCGTGAAGACATCGGTGCGGTTTACTTTGTCATAAAGGTTCTCGCCGCGCCGCACGTAAGGGGTCCCACCGGCCACAGTCAGGCGCAGGTAGTCGCTCATGTACGGGATGTAGCCCGAGAACACGTCAGGGATAAGGGTCTCACCTTCCACGATGTTGTAGGTCCAGCCTTTCGATTGGACTTCCCGGTTGACGTTGTTGAGGATTCGCCGAGCATTCGCTACGTCAGCGTTGGCGTCACCCTCAAGGGAGTTCACAGGGGATTCCCCGATAGCAGCCAGCATGTCATTCACAGCGGCCAGCTCTTCAGGGGACTCCAAGGTTGCTTCATAGGAACGCATAAGGGGTCTCCTTCAAGTAAGAAAAAAACCCCTCAAGCCCCGTAAGGGACCCAAGGGGTTAGGGTTGTTACGGCGTCACTTCCTTAACGGTTACCTTGCAGATCGAAGATACACCGTTAGGAGCTGTAGCAGTGATGTTAGATGTACCAGCCTCAAGGCCAGACACTGCACCGGATGCACTCACTTTAGCAACCGAACTGTCCGAAGAGGACCAGACGACCGCCTGTGGTGAGCCAACTGGTTGGACAGTGGCCGTAAGGGACTTAGAATCCCCTACGTTAAGTGCCATTGTCTTCTGACTCAGCGTTACCCCAGTCGGGTCCGGTACGCTTACGCCTTTGCGATTACCAAGGCGCCAGCAGCTTCAGGACGCAGACCGCCGTGACCCATCGCGTATTTGCCGATGATCTGGTCACCTTGGAAGTTGGCACGGCGCGAACGCTCCAGAGCCATGTCCTTCAGTTTCACAGTACCGACAGCCGAGCGGTGGTTGAACAGGCCGACCAAGTTGTCAGCAGCAACCTTGACATCGCCAGTAGCAGTGGCCGGGAAGGCGTGCTTACGGTTCTTGCCAGTCAGGTCATCACCCGAACCGCCGACCACGAGGTGTGGAACTTCGATTACGGTGAAGCCCATGACGTTGCGGATGTTGCCGGTTTCAGGGTCGATCAGCGCAGCGTAGTTTGCAGCGTTAGGCATCAGAGCAGCGAGGATAGCGCTGTAGTCTTCTGGCGAGGTGTAGAAGAAACGATCCGAGGCCGGAACGTAGTTCTTGGTCAGCTTGGCACGAGCCAGAGTCAGACCCTTCAGGATCGCTTTACCGCGAGCTTCAGGATCGGTCAGGTCAGCAGCCTTGCCGATAGGCAGAACCGATGCCTTGCCCAGGCCGGCGATGTTCTCGTCCTTGTCAGCAGGCAGGTTGCACAGGTTGGCCATTTCAGCCAGCACAGCGCCGTCAGCGGAGATAGCCAGAGCTTCACCCAACTGAGCCGAGTATTCGCTCGACACATCGTAGTGGTTCATGGCGTCTTCGATGTCGAAGATCATCACAGCGGAGACCAACAGGCCGTCGATGGTGATTACTTTCTCGGTGTGCTTGATGTCACCCTGCTTTTCGTCGATGTTCTCGCCCGGAGCAAGGTAGAAGCCAGCAGTACGGCCCATCACAGGGAACTGTGCGGACTTACCGGACTGGATGGTACGGACCATATGCTTGTCCATGGTGACGGAACGGCGCTTGAACGCAGTCAGGACTTCACCACCAAAGACCTTCAGGAACAGGGCCAGCTTATCTGCTGCGCTCTGACCTTTACCTTGGTCCTTACCAATTTGTTGACCGCCTTGAATATTAGCCATGTAGTGGAACTCCTTATGCAAATCAAATGGGATCAAGAAGGAACCTTAATGGCTCCCTCCTGTATAGGTGAGGGTTTTTAAATCACCAGTTCGAGGCAGCTACTTTAGCCTGAACGGAAGCACGATAAGCCGGGTCAGTCGAGTAACGGCGGTCGCTCATAGCGGCTACCATTGCGTCACTGTTGGCGAAACCTTGAGGCTTCGTTGCGGCTGGTTTAGGAGCGCTTGCAGGAGCCTTACGGGTGACCGAACGGTTCGGTGCTTGACCAAACTTCTTGGCCTGTGAAGCCATCGCCAGATTGATCGTGGTCTTTACGGCCTTGATGTCCTGACGCTGAATGGCCTCTTCGAGTGCCTCAAGGGCATCCGGGGAGTTCGCCTGCATATGGGCCACAACGCGGTTGAACGAATCCTTACCGCCTGCGAATTCCATGATGCGACCAACGTATTGCTCGGCCAGACTTTCCTGACCCTTGATGTACGCCTGAACGAAGCCACGGCCAAAGCCAGCCTCTTCGAGCGCCTTAAGGGACGCCTCGGACAGCTCACCGTTTTCTTCGTACTCATGCTCGACCTGAGCAGCCATTTCGGCAGGGAGACCACGCTCAATGGCTTGGGCCTTCATCTGCTGGAAACCGTCAGCATACTCGCTGATCTGGTTGCTGGTTTGGGTCAGTTCATCCGGGATGTCGCCCAATGGAGTGAAGCCTTCGTCACCTTCGTCAGCGCCGTTATCGGCAGCCTCGTCGGTTTCGTCGGACACTTCCTCGTGGAACTCACCATCCGGGATGTTAACCTCAACGCGGTCTTCGGTGTTCAGCTCGTCATCGACCAGATCGGTAACGGTGACACCAGCATCGGAATGAACCAGCTCGACAGCATCGTCACCGTCGCGCACTGCAACGTCTTGAGCCAACATGTTCTGGTTGTGGTCCTCGATAGAGTCACCAGTCAACACAGCATTGTGTACGCCAAACTGTGCATACGGGTTAGAATCGCTCATTAAGGATCTCCTTCAAAATCAGTGGGATAGCAGAGAGAACCGTGATGGTCCTCCCTGTATCGGTGAGGGTTTTTAAACTTGCGGAACGTCCAGCCCAGCGGTGTCCATAGCGGAAGCCATGGTGTCCGGGTCCTGAGTCATCATCGCACCAGCACCAGCACCAGCAGACTGGGCCAGAGCCCCTCCACCTTCCTGTGCCATCTGTTCAGCTTGACGCTGAGCTTTCTCGTCCTGAGTCAGCAGTAGGCCGGAGGTATCCAGACCCATTGCGTTCGCAAGGCGCAGCTTAATGGTGGTGATGTTCAGGTCAGGATCGCTCTCAAGAGGCGCCACAAGCTGTAGGGCTTGCAGGAACTGCGTCATCTTGTCGAGGTCTTGACCACGGCCCAACGCTTCCACACCAGTGCTTACAGTCGGCTCAACGGCTTCCTTAGGCATATCGGGGATCTGTTGGGTCGCCTGAAGTTGGTTCAGCAGGATGCGAACGATTGGCAACTGGAGTTCCTGTGAGAGGATCGAGTAGACGCCCCCAAGGGTATCTTCCAGTTCACGAGCGACGTAGCGAATCTCTTCGGCTGTCACACGCTCACCATTGCGTTGCACCGCACTGTTCAACATGAAGACGTAACTCAGGCGGGCCTCAATGGCATCCGCTACGGACTTAGCGACCGAGAAGTCAGCAGTCTTTTCGAGCTGCAAGAACTCGATGTCAGCTTTACGACCCGGCACGAAAGCACCAGTCTGAGCCTTGGTCAATCGACGAACCTGAGTGATGCCATTGGGGTTCACCAGTCCGACCACCTTAGAGGCGATCATGGAGAACTTGATCATGGCTTCGTGCAGGTTCTCTAAAGAGTCAAGGTCGCCCTGATACTCTTCCACATGGCTTCGACCGTAGTGTTCGCCATCGCGCTTCGTCCATCGAACAGCGACCCAAGGGCAAGCATCGCGAGGATAACTACCATCGGTCCCTTCGACTTCTTCTCCGTCGATCTCCTGATAGGACAGGAAGTCGCCAGATTCATCGTCAAGGTAGCAGTGGGTGAAGACTTCGATTTCTTCATCAGGCTTATGCTCCCCGTCAAGTTTCGACCGAACGTCTTCAGGCAGGGCCGCAAAGGCCACCTTGTCGAGCGTAACGATCTGTAGGACGTTCCCGAAGGAGTCCCGCTGGACTACGTGGTTGTGCAGCGTGTAGAGCTTCATAGGGCTCCCTTGGGTTGACCCCTCAGGAGGTGGAAGGTACAACAGTCCTGATCCCGCGATCACCAACTGACGAATCAGCTCGTGTAGGGTCGTTCGGTAACTGTTGGCTTCCATGTAGCTCATAATGATCCGCTCGACCATCGAGAGACCTTGCTCGACCATAGCGAGTTCTTCAGGGTCACTGACAAGCTGTTTAGCCTGCCACTCGGACACCTTCAGTTTCATCCATGGTTCGAGAGGGAACAACGCCAAGTGGACCTTAGCGGCAAGGTTGTTGACTCCACGGGCACCAACAGCCTGATAGGGCGTGGTGTAGTTCGTAGAGCTGTTGTCGGATTCCTTAGGGAACAGCGACGGGATTGTGACCTTGGCGCAGTTTTCTGCACGGGTCTCGTAGGGTGCCCGATCAGATTTGAGACGATCATAGACCGCCTTCGCACCTTCCTCGGCCAGCCCGGTACGGGTCTCAGCCATGGGTCACCTCCGTCAAATGTTCAGGCCGCTCCCCGAGGAACGGGCAACAGACAAACCTTTCTTACCGCCAGAACGGGCCTTCTTTTTTGCCGCTTCGGTATCTGCATCGCCGTCTTCATCGACTTCCTTCTTGGCGACCTCCGTGGTGGCCTGCAAGGTTTGTGGCGGAGCAGCGACCTCAGGGGCTACCTGTTGGACCTTCTGCTTGCCCTCGCCACCACCACCACCACCCAGCAAACCACCAGCGCTGCCAGAGACAACCTTGGTGACCTTCTTGAACGCCTTCTTCAGCTTCTTACCAAATCCCATTGGGGACCTCCTATCGTTTCATTGCGCGCTTGATGCCAGCCGCAGCGGGTTTCTTTTTGGTCGCACCAGTGTCGGTGGACGTTGAGCTTTGAGTGCCCTCACCAGTCTTCTTGATGGTTACGGAGTCACGACCCTTGGAGCTGGTGGTGTCTGTATCCGTTGCATCATCAGGACCATCACCCATTTCGATGCCCTTAGGGGGCTCAAGCAGGATCGGCTCAGGGGCCTTCTGGTCCATATTAGGTTTGGGGACTTTCATCTTTTTACTGAAGCACATTTCCGAAGTCCTCCTGTTGTGGATTCAATCGGGCCTCCTGCATGAGTTCGATTAACTCGACCGCTGCGGCGCACCCTTCAAGGAACCCCATGATCTTACCTTCAGACCAGCCAGCCTTTGTCATGTCATCCGTGACACCAGTCCGCATAAGGTATGCAGGATTGAGTCGGACTTTCAGGAACGTAGCGGACAGGTCAGGTAGATCAGGGATGTCGTCAGGATTGTCAAGATAATGTTGAATTTCCTTGAGCATAGAGCCCTCCCATAAAGTGATCTTTAAGATATAAGGTTTCACCCCATAGGGACTCTCCTGTATAGGTGAGGGTATTTAATCCCCACCCACCAAGAAAGCCCTATAGTGGTCAGCCTTTCGTGTCCGCGTCAACGGCCACAACAACGAGCATCGCAATACCAGCACCGAGCCCGATGATACACATCAGGCCCAGTAGGATGGCTACGGCTTCCATAGGATTGGTTCTCCATTTTCATCGTCCCACTCACCATCCCGGAGGATGCGAGCAACACGGGCTTGGACCAGAAGGTCCTCTTCGCTCATGCCTTTGGATGCAGCCAGCGAGACCATACAGTCCCACAGGGTCTCACCATCCATCGGCTCACGGCCAACGTACTCGACAACCTCTTGACCCTTACGGGGACCACGGGACATGACCTTGATGGTCTTCTCGTAGAACTTAGGGTTGTCCAGCCAGTTCATCAGGGAGCCCTCAAAGGCTTCCCCAACGCCCGGTACGCCACCGTAGCCATCAGTCGTGTCACCCATCAGGGTTTGACGCATGTGCCACTTGTCGGCGTCCTCAAGGGTGTTAACGACCAGCTCCATTGGAGTCAGCCAGAAGAACAGGCCGGGGATCGTGTTGAAGTCCTTGTCGCAGCTCACGCCGATCACTCGGTCGCAGTCAACGAGACCCGGATTGGTCATCAGGATACCCAAGGTGTCATCGCCTTCACGGCCATCGACCCGGACAGCAGTCTGGAAGTGTTCCATCATGGCGTCACAGAAAGCAGGGTAGCCAACCGGCTTACGCTTGGTCACACGGTTACCCTTATAGGTATCCAGTACGTCCAACCGCCAGTTGCCCTTTCCGCTGATCACGCAGATGTCAACGAATTCCCATGCAGCGACATCGCTGAACCGTTTAGGCCAGCGCTTCATGAGCGCCTTTGCGATGTCCTTCTTGATGGACTTGATGGTGCCGAACATGATCGACCGAGCCTTGGCGTGGTCACACTCCAGAGTCCAGAGGTCATCACCCCAGTCTTGCTCGGTTTCAGATGCGGACATCGCCGAGTAGATCAGGTAGTCCATGTCCAGCGCCAGACCGATTCGTAGTGGTTTACTCATACCAGTACCTCCGTACTGTCGAAACCAAGGAGGCCCGCTTCGACGGAATCCTCGAAGTCCTCACCCATGTTCTCAAAGGCAATCCGTAAGTCACGCTGGGCTGCCTCAAGGGTTTCCCAAACGGCTCCCTCGAAGCCCATGTCCCACTCACACCAATGGGTCCATACAGTCATACCGCACCTCCGTGGTCGGACAGGAAGACCTGCCCCTTGGTTGTCAGAGACCATACGCCCATGTTGCGACCGTCAGTGCGGATGCAGGAGATATGGCCCCGTGAAGCCGCCTCAGATACTAAGGCAGCGTGCTTGCGGTAGAAGTCAGACTGGAACGTCCGAGCTTCCCGCTTGATGTCGTAGAGGACCTTCAGGTACGGACCCATTAGGACACCGCCTTGTGGCCCTTGAAGGTCACCTTAGCAGGAGCGGTCGTTACCTTGATGCCGTTCTGGCTGAACTCGCCCGGTGCGGTCTCACGGAACCACTCACGGAACCCATTACGGAACAGGACCTCGAAGGTTTCCTCAGCGGACTTGTCGCCAGTCAGGATCTCCACAAGCAGACGCTTACGTGGGTTCAGTTCTTTGGCCTTCGGGTCGGTCATCATGACACGAGCCTTGGCGCGCTCAGCTTCCAGTTCCGCGATGGCTTCTGTGCCGATCACGATCTTCATTTCAACTTCAACGGTAGTACGCAGTGTGATAGCCATTGTCGAATCTCCTTAGTGACATTCTTTCCAAGTCGGACCCATCTTGCCGTCCGTATCTAATTGGCATCGGAAGTCGAAGGACTCACCGACACGACGAATAGCCTCTTGCGAGACCTTGATGATAAGTTCCCCGATCTCCGGGGTACGAGCTGCGATCTGGAGTTCATCGTGTACCCAAGCCATGTAGGCAAAGTCACCCGGAACCTCAGTACCATCCTCGTTTTCAACGGTCCAGCCATGACGCAAGCCATGCTCTTCCATCAGGATGCGCTCAACTTCCACGACCCACGCCTTGCAGATCACCGCACCAGCACTCTGAAGGAGCGCGTTAAGGGCACTGTGAGCCGACCGAACGTGGATCTTGCGGTCATCGAGACCCTTGATGAACCGTCGCTTCCACTTGATGTCGAACTTCTTGGTCACACGGTTGTACGTTTGGGACTCGATAAGGGAACCTTCGAGACCTTCACGCAACTGTTTGATAACCGGGGTGTTCTCCAAGAACGACTTCTTGAGTTCCTTACCTGCTGCTGCGCCACCGCCCACAATGGAGCCAATCTTGGCATCACCAGCACCGTACAGGAACGCATAGATGAACGTCTTGGCGTTGTCACGCCAGCCATCATGGATCTTAGAGGACTTGTCCCGTGGGACGTTCTCAGCGATACCAGCAGCCACAGCGTTAGCCCAGTGGACATCACCGTTAAGGACCTGCTCAACGTACCCACCACCATCGTAGCGAGCCCCAAAGTGCCCGAGGCAGCGCAGCTCAAGGCCACTCGCATCGACACCAACTTGGGTCACGTTCGACCAACCCGGAAGGTGGGCCGCATGGATCGCACCAAACAGGCTACGACACTCAGGACCGAACGGGGCACCACAGGATGGTACTTGACCCATGTTCGGATAGCTGTGGGTCGCACGGCCCGTTACGGCACCGTTAGGGTTGACGTTGCCATGGATGAAACCATCAGCAGTATCACAGTAGCGGAGCCACGCCTTGTCACCTTCAGCCAACTGACCGATCCGTTTCTGGATCATCAGGTAGCGTTGGATCAAGGAGATACACTCTTGCTTGTGAGGGTCATCCACACGGACCCCTTCAAGGGTCTCGTCGTCCACGATAGGTGCGTTCTTGTCGGTGAACTCAGTAGGCTCCCAACCGGCGTCCTTCAGGACCTTAATGATGTTCGGACGCGACGTAGGTTGAAATGTGACGTGTTGGATAGGGGTATACATCGCACCTTTCACGTACAGCGTCTTACTTTTCGTCTTGCCATCGGCGTTATAGTCCGGGGACCCAGCCTTTGCCGTCTTGACCATCGGGTACTTTTCGAGGACCTTGCCGGTCTTCGGGTGCAGGAACGGTTCGCTACCGCCCTTCGGTTCATACCACGAGCCAAAGGTCTTGACCAGCTTCACCAGCAGATCGCTACGTTCAGCGGCGAGTTCCATGTACAGACGCTCAGCCGACTCCTTGTCAAACGGGAAGCCGTTACGCTCCATCTGTGCAAGGGTCCACGCTGCGTCATGCTCAAGGACCACGGCACGAATGCCTTGCCCATCGCGGAAGTAGTATTGATCCTGCATCAGGTACTTGACCAGCTTGGTCGTGACCCGAACGTCTTGGACGCAGTAGTCCATCATCGGTTGGTTGAAGTGAGCCCACTCCATACCGTCCACGTACTCGGTCCCGTCAGCAAGGCACGCCTTCTTGAAGTCGTCCTTATACTCGCCCTTCATTTCACCGAGGCGATAGCCCCATGCTTCCAGAGAGTGCGAGCCATAGCGTTTGCCCGGAAGGATACCGCGACGGAGCAAGCCCGCATCGGTCTCTTTAAGGTTCGCATGGATCAGTCGGGACAACACCAAGGTGTCGAGGACCCGCTTGCGTGGGATGTTCAGGTTCTTGCCGGTCAGCTCTTTCTTCATTCGAGCCAGTGCAGGGATGTCGTATTTGATCCCGTTGTGGAACACGATCAGGCCGTCAGGTTTCGCAGCCTCGGCCTCAAGGGCCTTGATGTAGTCCAGTACGTTCTCAGGGCGGTACTCAATGACCTCACCCGTGAAGACATCCTCAGTGACCCCACAATGGAAGCGGAGGTCGGGATGGTCGAGAAGGCCGTTGGCCTCAATGTCAGAAGTCAGCATCGTGTGGAATCCTCGTTACAAGGGAAAGTGGGAGCCAGTAGCCACGGGTCGCAATGCCCAAGCCAAAGCGCACCACTGGGCCGCGATCAGTGTTGAAGTCAACTTCGCCAGCGCGGAAGATTTTGGAACGCCACTCAGGGCAGTTCTTCGGAAGTGCGGTGTTACCGCGTGGGATTGCGTTGACCACGAACCGATCACCGACTTGCAGTGGTCGTTCTGGTACAGGTGAGGGCTTTTGCTTCTCGACCTCAGACGCGATCAGCTCTTCCAATTTACAGAGAAGGGAATTCTTCTCAGGTTCTTGCCACACGGACGGGCCGAGGTTCACGTTAGGTTTCCAAATGTAGCCCAGCTTTTCCAGCAGTTCAACAGCAAGCTCACCCTTACGCAGGTGGGCGCGGATTTCTTTATTGGTCATGGTGGAGCTCCTACAGGGTGAGTTGACTGAAAGGGTCTCCCGTTAAGGAAACCCTTTGGATCACTTCACACTCAGCGCTTGACGCTCAGGTCAGCAAACTGGATGTCGCAACGGTCCTTGACGGCTGCTTGGTAACCCTCGGTGGCTGCCTGAATGGCTGCCTTAAGGGATGCTTCACGGCGCAGGGCCTTAGCCAGACGACGAGCTTGCAGTTTGCCCACAGCGGTCAGCAGGACGGTGATCAGATCGAATTTACGCATAGTTAAAAATCCTCTTCTTCGTGGCCCTTCCGGTCGCTGGATTCGCCATCGTTATCTTCGGAGCCTTTCGGGGTCCAGCCATCAGGCTTCGCCACCAATCGGCCAGTTGTTTTGTCGTATTCCATGTAGCCCGCGATACCGGTCTCACCAGTGAAGCGGCACTTCAGCAAGCGGAAGCGGATCAGGTTCGGGTTAGACCCTTGCTGGTTTCGTTCCACCGCGATGATCGTGTCGCTCAGTTGTCGCAGGCCCCCAGACCCACGGAGGTCCGTTGCCGTTACAGGGCGTCCCTCTTCGTGAGGCTTACCTTTGTCTGGGTTCTTGAGGTGACAGATAACGAACACTGCGACGTTCTTCGTTTTGGCGAAGGTCTTCAGCTTGGTCATCAGTCGGTCGATCATTTTCCGTTCATCGTTCTCGCCGTCCATTGCAGACACGACGATAGAAATGTGGTCCAGCACAATGACCTTGCAGCCTTCCACTTCAACCATGTACGCCAGTCGAGCCAGCAGACGGTCTTCAGCGGATTCCGCAAAGGCATCATAAAGGTGCAGCATGTTGCTCTCGAAGATTTCATCGAACGCTTCGTCGAATTCATCCTCAGTGGTGCCATCAGGGTTCTGTCGAACACGGTTCCCGATATGCAGACCCACGATGTCCTGTACGGTTTCCTCAACGGATTCCTCAAGCATCGCAACGCCCACCGGGATCTTCGCTTCGTGGAAGAGGTTGTAGGTGTTCTGACGGACGAAGGTAGACTTGCCGGAGCCGCTACCTGACGTGACCAGAATGACCTCACCTTCACGAATGTTCTTTGTCATACGGGTCAGCTCATGAGGTCCCACAAGGGGCATCGAAGCAATGACCTTCTTCTCCTTGATGCGAGCCTTAAGGGACTTCGCGGAGACGACACCATCGGGTACATACTTCTGAGCGTTCCATACCTGATCCAACACGGCCTTGCTCTGACCTGCCAGAAGGCATTCGTTCGGATCCTTAAGGGGTAGCACGGCGATCCGTACCTTGCCCGGTGGCAGCACCTCAGCGGCCTCCTGAGAGGCGTTCCGACCCGGAGCATCCATGTCAAACATGAGGATGATCTCTTTGAACTGGTCGAAGTACGCATAGTTTGCCGCGCAGACCTTCTTGGCATCCTCAGCTCCACGAGGGATGGACACCACAGGGTACTTACCGCCTTGCATCTGCGCCACGGTCAGGCAGTCAATCTCACCTTCAGTGACGATGATCTTGGACCCGCCGTTCCACAGTTGCTTACCGAACAGGCCATCCTTCGGCATCTTACCAGCGATGAAGAAGTCTTTGTGACGGTCGCGGATCTTCTGAGCCACGAGGTTGCCACTGCCATCGTAATAGTTGGCGACTTGTTTGGTCTCACCACCGAAGTTGCCCAACCAGTAGCCATACTGACGACAGACTTCGACCTGCAAGCCACGAGCGTTCAGCGCACTGTATCGACCCTGCTTCTGTGCAAAATCAACGGTGCCATCTGCTGCATGAGTCGCTTTCTTTTCGGCACCCACATAGCCATCGCCTGCTCCCCATGAGGTCTCAGGAGGGCACGCGAAACAAAAGGAATGCCCGTCAGAATAGACAGCACGAGCATCCGAGGAACCACAGTGGTCGCAAGGACCCTTGTGCAGCAGGATACTTTCTTCTTCTTGATCGGACATTAGGGTCTCCTTCAGAAACGATCAGTCAGCTTGACTTCCTTCGGGCCTTGGCCTTCAGGGTAGCGCCACGTCAGATCAATGAACTTGGTGCGCATCTTGGCGAAGCGCTCAGGTGTGTAGTCCTCACGGACAGGGACCAGTTCGTGGAACCCTTCAGTGCCCTCAAAGGTCACGTAAGCAGTCTCGAAGGTCCGGCCAGTCAGGACGAATTGGTTCAGGTTGAAGTCGAACGCATCGACAGCTTCCAGCGCCAGCTCGGTGTCGTACAGGACCACATCGACGTTGCCTGTACACTTGAAGCCACCGACCAGACGATCAGAGGCACTTTCGGTGTACATACGGAAGCCGAGGTGTTGGACACCATAGGACTCCAGATGCTTCGACAGCTCTGCGTGGACCAAGGCAGCATCGCCGTAGCCCTTAGCGACAACGATATCAATGTCTTTCGGTTCAACACCGAAGTACACGTCACGGGCAAAGCCACCGGCAATGATTACAGAGAAGCCCTGATCTCGCAGGTTTTCTGCAAGGGCCAGAGCGGTCTCAACTTGGAATCGGGTAACTGACATAGGAAGTAGTCTCCATAAGGGGTCAGAGGGATAGCAGGATGTGTTGTCTTGTCAACGGGTCAACACGCTTGCCGAGGGACTGGCTATTGTCCATCCTGTATCGGTGAGGGTTTTTAATCCTTGCGGGCATTCCACCATGCTTTCGCATCGAAGGAAGGGCACGCTTTGGAGGGGTCGAGGTCACGGTGACCAACAACCGGAAGGTCCTGATAGGCCCCCGCGAAGTCACGACCAGAGGTCATTCGCCACAGGAGGGTTTGCAGGGCTGCTTTTTGGTGGTCGGTGAAGTTGTCCTCAGGTTTGAGGTTTGCATCCACACCGCCCACGAGGCAGATTCCAACAGTGTCCGCGTTACGGGACTTAACATGAGAGCCAACAACATCATGGGGACGTCCCTCTTCGATAGTACCGTCACGGCGGATCACAAAGTGATACCCAATGGCGAGCCAGCCTTGCTGAACGTGCCACATCTGGATCTCTTTACGACCCACATCCATGGTTGGCTTGGTAGCTGCACAGTGGACGACGATCAGGTTGGTGGATTTACGCTTATTGAACTGCACTTTGGACGCCATAAGGGTCTCCTTATTTCTTGATCAGGATGCCCTTAGGGATCTCCTTCTTGGTTTCTTTGAGCCAACTTGCCGGGATCAGCTTGTCAGCGTATTGGATTCCGTGCTTCTCGCACCACATCCCGTAGGTCGTCTTGGAGCCACTGTAAAGTTTGCTTTTGGACGAACTGAAGACCAGACGAATGTCCAGCTCAGGGTGTTGCTCACGGAGGAACAGTTGCTTCTGTCGGTCGGCGACCTCGAAGATCCCTTTGGTTTCCACGATGATCCCATTGCCCAACACGAAGTCAGGGTTGTAGATAGCGGTTCTTTCAGGGATCACATAGGGGATCTTGTAGGCTTCAAACTCAGCCACGCCACCCAGCTTTTCAACATGGGCAGCGTTGCGTTGTTCGAGGCTTGAACGGTAGATACCGACCCGTGCGTTTCGTGCGCCACGGTAGCCCGCCACGCTTAGAAGTCGTCGTCAGCGTCAGGGATTTCTTCCGCAGCATGGCCGGATGGACCTTCTTCAGCCCACTCTTCACGCTCACGGGTCTCGTCAGCAACGAAGCCGCCTTCTTCAACCGCATCGCCCCAGTCGTCGTCGCCACCTGCACCGAACTCAACGAGGTCGATCAGCATGACGCCTTCCAATTGCAGCTTGACGCTTGCGCCAACGGCAGTGTTCCACTTGTACGGGAAGACCGAGTAACGCAGCTTCAGGGTCGAGCCGCCCGAGATATTCGGGACCACGGACATGCGCTTGCCCTTGGAGTCAGCGACACCCAAGTTGATGTCCTTCATGTCGCCAGTCTTCTGGCACTTGTACGAGGCGTAGCCCTTCATTTTGAAGACCACGTTACCGTTGCCATCATCGAAGAACGGCAGCTCGCCTTGACGTACAGGGACTGGGCGCTTGCCCGGAGCGACCTTTGGAGGGTTCGCTTCATGCTCTTCAAGGAACGCCGCGTAGGATTCCTCGTAGATTTTGGTGATCCGCTTGATGTCAGCTTGGGCCTCGGCCTTCGGTACGATCAGGTTGACCTTGTACTCACCGCGTGGTTGCGGGAATTCGTCGGTGCCATAGTCAGGCTTTTGGATCGCGCAGTAAGGTGCAGCTTTGCCCTTTGCGGAAATATAAACAACACGTTTAGCAGCCATGGAAAATCTCCTTTCATTCAATTTGCGATTTGCAGAGAACCCGTAAAGGTCCTCCCTGTATCGGTGAGGGTTTTTAAATCAGAGCTTCACGCTCAGCGAACAGTTTGGCCTTGAAGACCTCGATGACTGGCGTCCGCATGGCCTTGGTGGCCTCGTGAACTGCCGACTTGAAGTTCTGCTTCAGGAACGACTTACGGAATCGCCACACGTTGTGCTTGAAGTGGTGAGCCGCTTCGGTCCACTCGGGACCCGCTGCCTCTTCAAGGGCACACGCACGTTCGATCAGGATGGACTCGACGATGTGGCGCTGGTGGTCATCCAGAATGTGAATGTACACGCAACCGGCCATACCGGAAGCCTTGGTGACCGTGAAGTTCTGAATGTGCAGGAAGCCATCAGGCATCGCACGGGAACCGCCTTGAGCGTAATTCATTGGGTCACCTCCGGGCGCACACGGCCAACAGCAGCCGCACCATATTCTTCCTCGGCCAGCGCCAAGGCTTCGTCAAGGTCCTTCGCGTAGATCGGGACCCACTCGTTACCTACTTCAGCTTTGAACAGTTTCATTGAATGACTCCTTGAATTTTCAGTTGGTCGATCATGCCCTGAGGGTTGCCCCAGTGGTTGAACACACAGGCGTCCATCTTGTGACCGATCAGGTCGAGGTCAGTGACGTGGTAGGGCGCATCGTCCACACCGGGGATGAACCACATGCGATGTAGGCGCACCATCACGCCACCAGCTTCAGCGAGACGGGTGTACTCGTTGGCTTGGCGCATGTCGGAGACCACCACGATGTCCGCTTCGGTCCCTTCAATGGTCTTAATGCCAGCGTTGAGCCAGACATCAGGGTCCTTAAGGAACACACGGCGGTAGTCCGTGGCGTACTGCTGAAGGTGCCAGCGTGGGGTTCGTGGAGTTTTCATCCAGTCACCCTCGGAGCCTTCGCGGTCGGCCTTGAACATCAGCCACTCCTTATAGGGACCCTCAGGGATCTCACGGATCGCCAAGGTCAACTGCGGAACGTCCTTCATGTCACTGTGGAACCAGTCGAGCAACTTCTCGCGCTCATTCCAGTACGACTGAAGGGTCTCAGCGCATTCCTCTTTGAGGACATCACCGAAGGCCACACGGGCGACCTCATGACCTGCCAAGGTCAACTGTTCAATCAAGGTGTCTTTGCCGGATCGACCGCGAACGGAAGTCAGGCACAGAATTAGTTTTGCCATGGAAGAAGTCTCCTTTGAGGCGTTAGGGAATCAGGAAGTGTGTCTCCTGTATCGGTGAGGGTTTTTAAATCAGTCACTCACGGCGATGGTCACTAAGGCCATGTAAATGATCGCGGATGCGCATATAGCAAAGTCGAGCATAAGTCAAATCCTCCAGACGTAAAAAAGCCCCGAGACCTAAGGTCCCGAGGCGTATTGGTTACTCGACAGGCTGGCCGAGCTGCAGTGCTTTGAGGATTTCTTGCTGCTGAAGCTGAAGGTCGGTCACTTGCTTCTGCAAGGTTGCGATCTGCTTCTTGTGGCGCAGCACGTCTTCGGTGCGGAATTCGTGATGCTTGAACAGGCTGAGGAACTTGTAGGTTTCAGGGAATCGGCGCTGGAATCGGTCGCCCCGTGGATCATACGATTGGTACTCGCGGCCAACGGCTTCTGCTGCACGACCCGAGAGGATGAACTCAAGGTCCTCAACGGCCTCCTTGCGAACATTGTCACGGCGAGAACGCTCACGTCCTGCTTCCTCTTCACGGGCCTTCTGCTTGGCCTTGGCCTCAGCCTCTTCACGGGCCTTGATGCGGAGCGGCTTGTTGGTCTTGTAGCAGTGCCATACAGCAACAGCAAGGGCGATAGAGGTGAGGCCGAAAGTGATAGTCAGGTTCATCAGTTGGATCTCCAAGCATATTTAAAGAGCCCTGCAAGGTACAGGGCGTTAACAACGAGTGTCACAAGGACGATGGTTTGCACCCGGCGATCCCTCTCAGAATCTCGTAGACCACCTGAGCGGCGATGGCTTCGCCATTACCGTACAGTTCAACGTGATCTGGCGGGATGGTGAACTCACCGCAGTATATCCGGTCCGTGGTGTGTAGCCCAACGTAGACACGGATAGTGTCGGCCCACAAAGACGGGGTAAGTTCAACGGAGACTTTGGGGAAGACGCGACGGAGTTGGCGATCAACGAGGACCATGACTCGATTTGACATTTTGAGCACTCTCTTGCAAAGGTTCGTTTGCCGCATTTAACGCAGCGGGGGATGTAGAGGAACATGGTCACTCCTTGGTGAGCGGGTCCGTGATGCCTCGGAAGCTGTCGAAGTTCGGGTGACGATACGACCCGGACGGCAGGCGTTCCATGTAGGTGATCTTTACGGACCAGCCTTCATAAGGGTTCCTGTAGTCGAGTCCCATAGGGTGCCGCGATTCCAGTACCTTGGCGGTGAACTCGGCCTTCTGGGCCTCAGTGATGCCACCAGCGTCAACCTCAACGCCATGCTCAGTGAGGACCGTAAAGCCGATCACCTTGCCTTCGTTGGACAGACCGGGCGTGCCCCACATGAGGCCAGTAACGACGCCATCACACTCGTCGTCAGGCTTGATCTTCCACTGGCCGGTGCGTTTACCACGCTTCCAGTCACCCAATGGGTCCTTAGCGACACCGCCCTCTTTGCCACGCTTGCGGAACTCTTCGTAGACCTGCCAGAGCTGTTCGAGGCTGAAGACCTGAACGGACTCACAGAGGCGCCAGCGGATCTCAGGGAAGCGAGCCTTCAAGGCTTCCACTTGGATGCCAGCGTGCATACGGCGCAGCTCCTGAAAGACCTCATAGGGACCCTCATCGAGTACAGCGTCCAGCGGGATCAGGTCGAACACCACGATCTCAACGCTCTTCAGGTCAATCGGCTCCATTCGGCGCAGGTCACCAGCGATCTCGGCGCAGACCTTACCGTCCACAAGGATCTCAGCTTGCAGCAGGAAGCCACCGTTGTCGCGGAACAGGCCAGCGTCCAAGTGGGGGTTGAAGAACTTGCCCCAACGCTCGTCGTTGCACAGCTTGTCACCGAGGTGAGCCAGACCGTTGAACTCTTTGCCTTCACGGCTCAGGAAGGAGACCACAGAGCCGCCACCGGGGCCAGCCTGATACTCGACCACCATGTTCAACTGACAGCCGTCTTCCTTGACATCCACGTTCAGGTTGCCGCTTTCGTTCAGCACCTTGACAACAGCGGACTCCTTGAAGTCAACAGGGCGGTGAGGGTTGGTCTTGAGGATTACTTGCGAAGCGGCCATTAAATGGTCTCCTTGAGGAAGTCAGCGAGTTGGGTGAGGTGCTTGAAGGTGCATTCTGGTAGGCACTGGCCTTGAGGGATCTCAGGGGCGTCCTCCAGCAGGTACAGCAAGGCTTCCTTGTGGAGCTTACCGAACGCTTGCAGGAAGTGTGGGACCTGAGAGTCAGCCTGTCGGTGGGACCACTCAGGAAGGTCAACGATCTTGATGGCGACTCTGTGGGCCCTGTCGAAGACCACAAGGTGAGGACCTACCCAGTCCATCATGCGGATGTCTTGGTGACCATGGCGCAGCTCAGTGCATAGCAGCAGGTTACGCTTCATCTTCGATCATCCCTGCACGGCGTTTGGCACGGAGGGAAGCAGCCTCGAAGGAATCCTGCTGGTTACGCTTGTAGTCGAACTTTTCCGGCTTGTTCCGCTTGCCTTTACGGCTCACAAAGGCTTCTTGAGCTTCTTCGGAGCGGCGTGGCTTGGTGGAAACGATACGTTCAAAGTTAGCGCGGGACATGGTGGATCTCCTAATTGGGTTACCGTTGGGCCACGTTGTGTGACCCTGTATCGGTGAGGGGTTTTAAGCGAATGCGAATTCAGACTTCAGGATCTCACGGATCTCCAAGGTCCCGTGCTTTGGAAGCTCAGGCATCTTGTCCATCTGGTCATCATGAAGCTGGTCAATGAACTGCTCACGGAAGTCAGCGAGTACATCGTGGTTCTCGTAGGTGTCCACCATGGTCTCACGGACAGCCTTAAAGAGCTTGCCAGCGTGAGCCGGGATGGTCCCGAACGAGTCATGGATCAGTGCGAAGAACCCGATGTCGTAAGCCTCGTTGGCGTGTACCACAGTCTTGCGAAGGTGGGAGCCGTCCAAGCTATGCACAAAGTTTGGCGAGATACCGGACTCTTGCTTGCGAGCGTCAATCTTGTTCTGTGGGCGGTCATCATGCATCACAGTGGTCTGCAAGCGCACTTCGCCCATGAAGATCAGGTCAACACGGACCTTATCGTTGACCTTGTACTCTTGCCACACAGGGAAACCATCAGGGGTCACCCAGTAGACCGGCATGGCGGGCTTAAGGACCTCTTTGGTCTTCTTGCATTTGACCTCTTGGGCCAGCAGCTTGGCAGACTTCTGGAGCCATTCCATAGCCTCAACGGCTGCCACTACGGTTTCCCCTACAGAGACCCAAATGAGGTGGGCCATGTATCGGCTCGCCTGTTGGACCTGAGGGAAGTTGGTCGAGCCAGCGTCTACAGCAGGCTGCACGATGTCGTCACGAACTTGGTCGCAGAAGCCGAACTCTTTCGACCCGTAGGCCAGAGTCATTACCGACCGCTTAGTGACGCTTCGGTCAACGCCGTAGGCAATCCACTGCTGTGCAAGGGTCTTAGTTCCAAGGACCCGGCGTTCAGTAATTTCGCCTGTCTTCTTGTCCACAAGGACTTCTGTCGAGTCTTCAGTGCCATGCTGAGCATCGTAAAGCATTGCCGCATTGCATCCCTCGGACACGAGTCGGTAAATGTCTTGCACGGACTCAGAAGGGAGCAGATTGACAGCTCGTCCCCCTGTCTCGTCACGGAGCATGGCAGAAAAGTGCTGGATACCCGAACAGCTTCCATCAAAAGCGATTGGTAGAGCGGATCGGTGTGCAGCTCCATCACGAACGACACCGGCCCACTCGAAGCAGAACGCCAAGAAACAGAAGGGCGAGTCCATCCCCATCCACTCGGTGTGAGTGAGCGGGTCTTCGGCGCAGCGGAGGATAGTCGATTCATTGTCACGAACCCATTGCTTACGTTCATCGAAAGGGACCTTATCGACCCCAGCAGTGTTGGCCCCATGGATCATGAGCCATTGAATACCGTCTTCGCCTACAGGTTCCGCATGGGCTGCCTGAAGGAGACCTTTGGTCACATCGTTGCCTTGCGGCGAGAAGGAACACAGAGCGTACACACGACCACGCCAGTCGAGGTTATGAGGGAAGTAGATCGCCTCAAAGTCTGCGAACTTGCGAGCCATCGTGATGTTCAGCTCAAGGGACAACCGGCGAGAGATACGTGCCGACTCAGAACGATACACAGCCGAGGCTGCTTTCTTCCAAGCCTTCAAGGAGTCCTCAGAGGTCTCAATGTCGTCCGGCTTGGTCGGTAGCTCAGCGATGTCCGCAGAGGGCCACTTCTTGATCGGGACGTTCTCCCAAGAGGTCAGCGCTTCGGCGACTTCAAGGACCTTTGAGTTGATCGACCACGCGGTGTTCTGTGCGAGGTTCACGGCCTTGTAGACTTCGGACATGTTCACGTCACGGTAGCGCTCAAGGGCTGCTTTAGTGTGGGTCCGTACAAAGCGAGTCGGGCGCCGACCCTTGCCCCAGTAGCCACCGCCGACCGGGCGAGTCCAAGGACGCGGAGGGACGACCATGGGTTGGTTGAAGGTGTTGATCCCTGCAAGGCTGAATGCCCGCTTGTTCAACTGCTCCAGCCATGGTGCGGTGAGTGCTACGACCTGACCATCGTCTTGCTTGTGACCAGCGTTAGGCCGGACCAGCTCGACCAGACCCGAGGTCTTGATCAGGATCTCAAGGCAGCGAGCCCCAATGTGGTGCTGAATGTCAGCGTCACTTGCACCCCAGTCAGACCATGCACCGTTAAGCTCACCAGCTTCAAGCATCTTGGCCTCGACAGCTTCCATGAAGGCTTTCTTGTAGGTGTGGCCGTTGCGCCTGTTTAGGGCGTCCTTGACGTGCTTCTGAAAGTGCTTCGCCTCTTCGTCACGAATGCGACCGAAACGAGCCTCTTCCTCAATGGTCTTCCCGATACGGGTCGTGATGCTTGCCAAGTCCTGACGTTGACGGGCGATCTCGGTGATCACCGTCTTGATCGTGATGGCTGCTACACGTTCCGCCTTGACCATCTGAAGGAACTTCAAGGCCACCGACTTGCGACGGACCTTGGTCATCTGGTGTTCGACCCAAGCGTGAAACTCAGTGACGAATGAAGGGACCAGCATTGCGACCAGTGGCTTTGCAACTGAGGTCTCAGCGAACTCAGCGCGTTCAATCTGACGCTCAAGGGCCTTGTGAAACTTCGCTTCGCCGATCTCATGCGACTCATGCTCAAGGGCCAATTGGGCGGCTGCCAGTTCCTCACCGTACAGTTTCGACAGCGTGTCAAATGCCCACGACGTTTTTACATCAGAGAAGTCCTGCTTTTCTGGAGCGATGATAGCCAAGGTGTCAATCCTCTACTTAGAGATTTTAATATAAAGATTAATATAAAGAGGAATCTTAAAGGGATCTTAAAGGGTCCCTCTAAGTTTCTTCTATGGGTGAGGGTTTTTAACTCAGCGACTCCACGACGACCTTCTTGCAGACCTCGCGGTACGTCTCGTGGGTGAGTTCGGTCCGCAGGAACGGTTTAGGCCATACGGTCCATTCTTTACCTGCGGTGGACTTCTCAGTCCGCAGAGTTCCGCCCTTCCACCGGCTAAGAAGCAGGGCTTCCATAGCGATCATTACAGAACCAATTCGCTTGTCTGCAAAGGTCGCTGGGAGGCCTAACAGGTCGTATGCCTTACGAACCGAGCTACGATCCACGTACTGCCACAACGGTTGACCGACGCACCCCTCGTATGGGGAAGCCGAAACGGTGGCTGTAGGGACGCTCATGGAGGCCACAAGGGCCTTCAGGTCAGCCACCTCTCCCCTGAGCATCTTGAGTTCGTCCATTACTGCTTGGGCAATGGGTGATGCTGAATCAGCGGCGTTATATGCTCCGGTCTTTCGGATACTCGGGAGAACCTCTTCGGTGACCCAGCGACGGAAGGGTTCCGACTGCGGTGCGTGGCCCTTAAGCAGCATGGCGTACAGGGACGATTCCGGCATCAGCCACATCTTGTGCCAAGTGGGCGGGTGCATCCCTGCGGGTTTCATAAGGGCGTAATGCGCCCCTAAGACCTCCGAGACCCTGAATGCGGGCAGGCGCTTGGCGGTATCACGAGCTTTGTGGCTTGGGTCCTTTATGCCCGCTGCATGCGCCGCTTGGTTAGCGATGAACAGCAGCTCATGCTCAGGGTGGCCTGTGAGGATGTCCAGCTCGACACCCATGAAGGATTTGCGTTCGAATTTCATGTTTGTGTTCCTTTCAATAGAGTTTAGATGCCACGGCGGAAACAGTTAGTGAAGTCGCCTTTCGTGGTGTAGCGCATCCGGCCATGCTGGGCATCCGCGAGACTCACCATGAGGTCGTCGCGGTCTCCACGCTTCTTGAGGTTTACCACGTTGCGGAAGGCCTTAGCTGACCTGAGTTGGGTATCGTACAGTCCGGGTTTTGCAGCTTTGCGGGTCATGTCATTCATCCAGTTTGTACCAATGTACGAGAAGGTTGCGGGTGCCCTCAGTGACAGGCAGGCCCATGTGTTCGTTGGTGCGTCCAGCAAAGAGCATTGCCCAGCCGGGTTCGAGCTGTGGGACCACTACAGGCTTCGATAGGGGACCCTGATATACCTGAGTGCCTCCACCTTCATGATCGTTGCTCAGGGCGACCACAAGGGTCACCTCAGAGTCCCGGTCGGTGTGCCAGCAGCCATGCGGCGTGTTTTCCGGTGTGTACCGTGCTGCCTGAATGCTCACACACTCGCCCATGTCGAGACCCAGCAGGACATGAGCAAGGTTCTTGATATACCGCTCACAAAGGCCCCTTAGGGCGAACCACAGGGACGGACAGACCTGCTCAAGGACCACCTCAGGGATCTGAGCGTCCACCGGCTCAAGGTCGTTGAACGTGTACCGTACCGCTGCCAGCTCGTTGACCAGCTTGGCGCAGTAGTCCGGGTGCAAGTAGCGAACCGAGAAGATCCCCGGTGCGTGCTGCCTTACGTGCTGCTCGAAGAACCGGCCCCACTCACTTTCCGGGCTGAAGTCACGACCGATCAGGAGCGGCCCGTAGGTCTCCATATGGTCGATCATTTCCTCCAGCAGGTAGTTAGCGTGCCAGATGCCTTCGGCGTAGTGTATGGCCGTTGCAACGCCTACCTGAGGGTCCTTTAGGATCAGTTGCTCAGTCATACCAGTTCCTCGACGTGGGAGACCATAGCGCGGGCCTCTTTGGTCAGCTTCTTGGCGATCCCGTAGATCCGGCCCCGTGCATCTGCCAGCACATACAAGCGCTTGCGGCCCAGCCAGTCACGCTGATAGCCACCGTACATCACAGCGCCACCCAGCAGGCGAATGGCGTGGGTTGCCCCTTGAGCCTTGATACGTTCCACAAAGGCATCTTGGCGGGCCTTAGTGACCAGCGGATGCTCGACCAGCTCATTGGCCCACGAGAAGAGCGACCAGATAGCCCGTTGCACGCTGTAGGACCACTGTGAGGACGCTCGTTGAACCATGTGGCCCACGTCCCGGCCATCGTTGTCGAGCAGCTTAAAGGCGTACCCAAGGGCGTCCTTAGCGATGGTCACCAGCAGGAAGTCTTGACCCCGGCGATTCTTGACCCGGACCACTTCGCCAGTGGCTTTAACTTCCTGCATTGCTGCGAGGATCTTGACCGCAGTGTGGCCGTTGGTGAAGCTGGTGTAATTCAGTGCAGTTTTCATGGTCTTATTTCCCAGTGAAGAAGCAGAATGCTTGATAAGCGGTTGCGATGTAGAGGCCCCAGCGGATCAGGGTGAGAGTACCGATTACGCTCAAGCCAAGGACGTGAGTGGGCATGGTGCCACCTAACAGTGAGTGGATTTAACGGGTGACCCTCATGCGAAGGCCACCGATTAACGCTACTCGCTTGCTGCTGTGATGCTTTGGGCAGTCAACCCGATGTCGCTATGCACCACGTTGACCACGTTAACCTGACAGCCTTGCAAGGTCGCCAGAAGGGCAGCCGCGAAGGCAGCCAGCAGGATATAGCAGGTGATGCGAGTCACGAGTTTGAGCATTGCTTTCTCCTTGAAAGACTTGTAGGCGTTGATGCCCCGGTGGATTGCTTCGTTGGTGGCCTTGAAGTTTGGGACCATGCGACCCTTGTGCATCACATAGGCGCCCTCAACGGTCCCCTCGGGCTTCTTGCTGCCGTTCCCGGCGTAACGGTTAGGCTTCATTGCGAGCTACCTCCGCTGTGCCATAAACCTCTACAGCGACATCATGCGGTATCGTGACAGGGTTACCCTCGATACCCAAGGCGTCCTGACGGTCGCTGTAGTGCTTCAAGGCAGCCCAAAAGTCTTTGTGACGCTTCAGGGTGCCGTCCTTGCCACCTTCAAGGGTGAAGTGGTGCGGCTTACCGGCCCGCTTGATCAGCAGCAGCGTGACCGACCGATGAATGACCGCATACTTGCGGCCTTTGTGTTTGATGGTCTGAGTGGTGCGCTTAGCGTTGGTCATAGTGACTCCTTAACGATTGGTAGGAAGATGCAGCGGCAAGCGAAGTGATCCACAAGCCAGATGTTCGTGGCCGACTCAGTAGCCAGCCTATTGCAGTTGCGGCAGAGCTTGAAGAGTCCTTTATGGATCATGCTACCACCCAGTAGGTCTGGCCGATCTTAGTGTAGCACTCATGACTCAATGCTTCAGCCTCAGGCGTTTGCTGCCAAGTGCCGATGTGCTGCTGTTCAAGCAAGCCCGTCTCAGCGTTGAGGCTGTTAAGGAACGCTTCGTTGGTCTCAGGATTGACCGTCAGCACAGCGTCTTGCTTAGCGTAGATCAGGAAATACTGCATGATGCCCATGAGGTAACCAGACGGTACTGTCCCGATCATGCTGGCTTCTACCGCTGCCGCTTGCTGACCCTCTTCCTTCCACGATCCAGTGACCATGGTTACCGCTGCCGAGGAACGCGACTGAAGGACCTGAAAGGCTGCCACAGTGTTGATGGCGTTCTGAGCCGGTGTGGCGTCTTGACGGAATGCTGAAGCGATTACATTGATGTTCATGGTGTTTCTCCTGTTAGATTCCCACAAGGCACCCTTTAGGATGCCCTGAAGTGAATAGTCAAAGGTTGTGACCAGACCAGCGCTTGTACTCTTTGATGCAACTGAAGGGCCATGGATGCAGACCATCCCCTTCCTTAACCCATACAGAATACCCGCCCTGTGCGTTAGCGTAGTGGCTGTGGTAAAGGGACTGTGCTTTCATCCACTCAAGGTCTTTACGATCCACGATGTTCTCCTTACTGTGCGCAGATGGCACGTAGTTGAGCGCCTTGCTGGCCGCCTGTATGGTATTCACAGGAGTAGGCCGGAGTCGCCTTGAAGCCTACCCAGTCACCAGTCGGGATCGACCCGTCCTGATACTTTGCGACAAGGCTATCAAAGATACGCATGTCTGCGCCGTTTGCCTGAGCCTTGCTGCGACTCATGCCGCACTGATACATCTTGGCGGTCTTACAATCTCGTAGTGCTATCATGATGTTGCTCCTTAATCCAGTAGACCGGCACAAGTTGCCGAGTGGTTAACGCATTGATTGAACTCTGCCAATGCTTCAGGCAGCGTGTCCTCAATGCTTACATGCTTGCCGTAGGTGACCTTGTAGGTCCCATCAGGTGCTTGCTCAAGGGTCACATCAGCATCGAAACCAGTTGCTTGCATAAGCATAATGTTGCTCCTAATGACATTCTAAGGTGTTCCCACAAGACCCTTGCTGACCGTACCCGTGACATCCGTTCGGGCCCTCAAAGGTGCTGTAGGAAGGCTCAGTGCTTGCCTTCGTAGCGATGCCGGAATCTTTCACCTGCTACGGTGCCTGTCCGACCAAATTCCAAATTGTTAAAGAGCGTGCCGTGCGGCGTAGACTTTGACCTCTACCCTTACCACCCTACCCGTGACATCCGTTCAGGTGACTCAGTTTGCCGCGTTGTTGGCGATCATTTTACAGCGTTTCTACATCTTGTCAAGCGTTTGTTGCATCCTATCCGTTTTCGTTACCGTTAAGACCTTTGGCACCCTTGGGATCGCAGGTCGAAGCAACTACTGGGCTTCAAGGCAAATCCGCTATGACCCGTAGGCCGTTGCGTCTTTGTGGTGCCCATTTTACAGACCTTTATGAGGGTGTCAACACTTATTTTAATCTAATTCACATTCCCTTATAGGTGAGGGTATTTAATCCCCATTAGTGACCGCGTATGCATGTAAATAGCACACAGGGATCGCTTTAACAACCCCTTATCGCCCCTTATGGTTCCGTTGGGTCATCCCGTGGTCATCTTTAAGGTGTCGGCCGTGAAGGTCCCTTGAAGGTCCCTTGAAGATCCCTTGAAGGTCCTTTACAGATTAAGGCAGGAGGACACAGGGTGTCATGAGGGCCTTGAAGTGTCCCTAAAGATTCCCCTTGACACGACCCCAAAGGTCCCCCATAATGGCCCCACAGCAGCCAACCATGAGGTAACCACTATGATCCCACCATGATCCCCTTAAAGGAACCCTGAAGGCTCTCTGAGCCAGTCCCTCGAAGATGACCGAATGATCCCTTAGGGGTGCCCCATGGGCCTTAGGGCCTTGAAGAGGGGCCACGGGGGTACTCGGCGGGTTAGTCTATGAGAGG